AAATTTATGACCGATTAAATTTATGACCGATTAAATTTATGACCGATTAAATTTATGACCGATTAAATTTATGACCGATTAAATTTATGACCGATTAAATTTATGACCGATTAAATTTATGACTGATAAAATATTTAGCTACAATAATTTTTATCATTATACTATAAATAATGACAAAAACAGTTAAAAAATACGAAACATCCAAACGAAAAACAGTAAAAGTATACAAAAAGAATCATTATCAAAGTAATGATGGTATGTTAACAACTGTATGGGGACCAAGTACATGGCATTTATTACATACAATGAGTTTCAATTATCCAGTGAATCCAACATGTGCCGATAAACAAAATTATAGAAATTTTGTTCTCAATTTACAAAATGTTTTACCTTGTGGAAAATGCCGAAAAAATTTGAAAAAGAATTTCAAAAAATTACCATTGACATGGAAATGTATGGAAAATAGAGACAAGTTCTCCACGTACATTTATAAATTACATGAATTAATCAATAAAATGCTTAACAAAACATCCGGATTAACATATAATGATGTACGTGAAAGATATGAACATTTTAGAGCAAGATGCACTAAGAGTATGAAAGAATTCGAAAAAGAGAAACAGGAACAACCGGAAAAAGAAGATAAAGAAAAAAAAGAAAAAGGTTGCACAGAACCGCTTTATGGTGAAAAATCAAAGTGCATATTAAAGATTGTTCCACAAGATACAAAGTGTGAAACTTTTTCAATCAATGAGAAATGTATCAAAAAAAAATTGAGCAAATAAAATATATTTAGTAAAAGTAAAACTATCGTAAATATATAGCAAACAATATATATAATGTCCAACATAGAAACGGTTGATAAAAAAATTATAAATCACGAAGAACAATATTATTCAAATATCGCTCCTGCTCAGGAAAAAAAAGAAGAAATTGTTCCATTTTGGACAGAAAATCCAAATGTTTTATTTCAACAAAAATATTTTTTTGAATTTTTTCCTACTGAAAGCATGAGTTATTCACAAAAATTGAATGCAGTTTCGAGAATGGTTTTATTTTTAACAATCATTTCATTCATATTTACAAAAAGCAAACAATTATTGTTCATATCAGCAATTACATTGTTCTTTATATTTGTATTATTTTATTACAAAGAACAAGAAAAATTAAAATTGGAGAACAAAAAAATGGATTTAGACAAAACTATGGAGGGATTTGATAATATAGCAATCGATACATTGAAACAAAACAATATACCAATAACTACCAATGTTTTTGAACCACCAACATCATTAAATCCATTTAGCAATGTATTAATAAGTGATTATGATTACAATGTAAATAAAAAACCAGCAGCACCTGCATTCAATACTAATGTAAACAATGATATACTGAGTCAAGCTAAACAATTTGTACGAGAAGCGAATCCCGACCAACCAGATATTTCGGATAAATTATTCAAAGATTTAGGAGAACAATATGTTTTTGAACAATCATTACGCCCATTTCATTCAAATCCAAGTACTACTATACCAAATGACCAACAAGGATTTGCCGAATTTTGTTATGGTAGCATGGTATCTTGTAAAGAAGGGAATATGTTTGCATGTGCGCGAAATTTAGCAAGACATACAAATTAATTTTATTGTTTATAATGTAAAATTTTTGTGTCAAATCTAATTTTCTTATGTAATATTATATTATATAAGAAATGTCTTTAATGAGTAATTACATGTTTAATAATACCGACCGCATCGGTATGGATGTTACCGATAACACCCAACAAAATCTACAAAATACTCGTTTTGGTAATTACACCGTTGCCAATTTTTACAATGAATCAACAACCGATTCTCATGTAAAATTTGCAACCAATCAACCAAACCTAATGTTCAACGCTGTAAATGGTGGAAGTGGTGTTGGTGGTAATGTAGTCGATTTTGAATCACTTCTTCATTTAAAAAATGAACAAGAAAGACCATTGGAAAAAATTCAATTACATCAACGTCCATTTTTGACTGTCCCATATTTAGGAAGAGGTTCATGTAATACCACATTAGAATCACAACTTTTACAAGGTGAAATTGTTAGTGATAAAAAGAGTGTTTCAACTATCATGGATAAATCATTTATGAGTTATTCATTATATCCTTCTGACAATAAAATGGAAGAGCGTGTCAAAAACCCATCTTACACTGTTGAAGAAGCCGCCATGGACGGATGGGTTCGCGGCGGTGCATCTGCTCGTGATATGAAAGTCGATAAATTCAATAAAAATCAACGCCCAAGTGATAGTAGTTATTAATTGAATTCATCGATTGAATAATATAAAACAAAATGACATAAATATTAAACGGTATTTATGTTATTTAGGAAAATGGATTTAAGTAAGAATAATGCATTACCATATTATAATATATTCATTGAAAATATTCATTATGAAACAAATATAGAATATCGAGCATGTTTACAAACATTGTGTAATTTACGATTTCCAGAAGGAGATTTTCCGGAAGATATACCACCTGAATATAGAAATGAAATGAGCTATGATATCGATAATATGACACTTGCTCTTGATTTTGTATATAAAAAAACGAAGACACAACCATTATTTCAAAAATTATATAGTTTAGGCGCAGCCAAATTTTTTACAGAAGATGATACTGTCGGATTAGCGATTATGTTTTCTTACGATTATTTGAAATATTTTCACCCTTGTTTTACATTTTTCTTGAAAAATCCGGATGAATTTAATGAGAATATGGATATTTATAAAAATTTAATAGAAGAATTGGCAAAATAATATACTCTTATAATTTATAATATTAAATGGCATCTACACGAAATAGAAATACACCTGGTAATTATAAATTAGAACAATGGTCGAATACTCATGAATGTAATTATAATACATATGCCACATATGGCAAACCAACTGAAACTATGTTCCCAGGAGATGGGCTTTTGACTGGTAAAGTTGGTCCAATGGCATTAGCCCATAATAGTTGTGATATTGAATCCATGTTGCGCGGAATTGGTTCAACGAATCTGGTGAATCCAAATCCTGAAACAGTTCCAGAAATAAAACCATTAAACAGTTTATCAATTATTGACCGTCTTCCTGTTGCAATTCCTGACCCATTGGTGATTGAACCAAATCAACGTCCTGGTCGGTACTTGTAGGATACACTTTTTGTGATATATGTTGATTTTTTGATTTTTTGTTCTTGAATGTTGTATTGGATTTTCTTTGTTTTTTTTGAATTTCTTCTTTTTTAACAAATATTTGATTTTTAAATACTTGTTGTATTGCATTTGTAATGGGATTGGCAGGTTCCTCTTGTTTTGGTTCTTGTTGTTTCAACTGTTCTTGGGTATTTTCTTTTGTATATATTTGTTTATGATTTGAAAATAAATCATTGAAAATATTTGATGCGGGTTTGTTTTCAACATTCTCTGGCAATTTATCTATATTTTCAAAATCCATTACCATTTTATTGTCATGTGTTACCGTTTTTCCATTTGATTGTATCTCAACTGGTATTTTGATAATAGCCATTATGTATTTTGATTCATTTGACTCCATTTTTATATTTATTTTCTATACTTTTAAATCGTTTATTTTGATAAATACATATAAAAATATGTGTTTATATTCCATAAAAATGTCCTATGTATATTTATTAGAATCTACAAACAAAAATACTTACGTAGGTGCGACGGTTGACCTGGAACGACGATTGCGACAACATAATAAAGAAATTAAGGGCGGGGCCCACGCCACTGGAATGAAAGTCAATCGAGGTGAAGAATGGACGCGAGCATGTCATGTCTCTGGATTTCCAAATTGGCAAGCCGCGTTGCAATTTGAATGGCGTTGGAAACAAATTAGTCGTAAAATATCACCATCAGTTTATCCATTGGAAAAAAGAATGATGGCTCTAAAACATTTGCTTTCATTGGAAAAATCGACTACCAAAGCGATTCCGTTTTCCGAATGGGAAGCGCTGCCCACTGTTCATTTAGAAACCCCCGATGCAGTAAAATATTACGATACTAGTTGAATTTTACCACAATTTTCACGGTCTCTTTTTTAATGCATTTGCAGGCAGATACTGATAATTCTTCGCGCTTTTTACGCGTTTTTGAATTATCGTCTTGTGAATCCAATGATTTTTTGTTTTTGGATGTACTGTTTCGCGCATTCATATCGTTCTCAATTGCGTCATAATTATCTTTAATATAATCAACTATTTTGTTCTCGATTGCCCATTTGAAAAAATTGAGTTGTCCAATCGTGGTTTCCATGTATTTTTCATCGTCATATGGAATGGAAATACGTTCCCATCTGCAAAATGGGTCAAATCTGCGTTTAGAATAGGCTTTTAGTTTCAACTTGTAGTCATTATATACTTTGAATCTGGATGTAGTTTCGCTGTGTTTGTTCTCCAATTCATAGACGGTATAGAATTTTTTCGCAAAATTGGTTACGAACCAATCGACGATTCTTAGCGAAATTTTGGATTCGCCATTGATAATACACATCATTTTGTTCAAATTATCGCGATTGTTATAAAAATCCATTAGGTTTTTCATTAATAATTCATTTTGAGTATTTGTATTTGCTATGTATGCCATTGGAATAATATTCCGGTTTTATTTATATAATTTTTTGTGTAATTATATAAATATTGGGGTTTTTGTTCCAGTTTTCAAACAAAATTTGTCGAATGTCTCGATATTCAAGATAAAATTTTCTTCATTGACACAATATTTCAGTTGAGAGCGTTGCTTTCCCATATAGGAAAGCAAAGTTGTATAATGTGTATTTAGAATAAAATTATTTTCTAATAATATTCGTTATTTATTGGTTTTTGTTTTCAATATCAAAAACCAATATCTTTCTTATTTTGCTTCTCTGTACGGAGAAGCAAGTTTATAGTTACTACCATAAATATCATGATATTTCTTTATAATTTACTGATAAATTTCATTTTTATTAATGCTCGTTGTTTCTTTTTTGTTTTCAATATCAAAAAACAATATTTTTATCTTGTTTTACCTGTAAGTAAAGCAAGTTTATTCAATTATACTTTCGCCTTCGTATTTTTCTTTTATTTTTTCATTGAAAATTTTGAGTTGTTCGTCTATATCGTATTCTGTTGGTAATACCATTTTTAAATTTTTTCGAGTTTCTCCACCTCGTTTATCATAACATAATTGTTCCTTGTTTCTAAAAACAACAATGGATACATATTTCGGTAAATTTCGCTGCATTTTTTCTGGATATATATCATTTTCCAAATCATCTACGATTTTATTCGCTTGTTGAAGTTTTTCTGTTATAGAAACCTTTTCTGACTTTGTTGTTTCCCAAATTTTTTCCAATTTTGGATGACCTTCTACACGAAAGTATTCCCTACTTAAATTCTTTTCTTTGTTATATACATTGTAATAATACACCACATATTTACGCAACATAGATTGCTGAATACCTTCTGGTAATGGTCGTGCATTTTTTTGACGTTCTTTTTTAGTCCCAGGCATAATACCCATTGAATTTTGTTCTTGCATTTCTCGCGTTGCTATACGTAAATTGTCATACATATTATTTAATGGATTTCTATCAATATGGTCAACGCTAATATCGGATGTTCCTTTTCCGTTTCCATAACATCCAGTTATAATTTGATGAATATATAATAAATCGCCATTACATTTTGGTAAATGAGTGGCGACGTATCCGTTTTTTTGTAAAAAGAATGTAAGTTTTTCTTCTATTTGTTTTTCAAAATCCAAAATTTCTTTGTATGATTTTTCACATAATTGTACAATTGTATCTTTTTCGCAATACATTAATATGATATTTATTTCATTTTTTTCTACAATCCATAATGGATTTTTCATTTGATTTGCTGAATTACCACGATTTTTGATATGACCGGGTGTATATTTAATTATTTTGTATAACTTTGCAACTTCACGATGATATTTATGATATATTTCAATATTACATTTTCTTAAATCATATTTATTGTTATTACGAAATATATAAGTGACACTATCCATATCAAATTTATATAAAAATTCTATTAAAAAATATTTTTTATAATTTTCACCGAAACTTGGATAATCATCTTCGTAATTATTTAATATAAAATTTTTTTTGAAATTCAATATTTTCATTAGGTCATCACAATCTACATATATATTTTTATCATTGTATGATAAAACAGCACAATTAAAGCCGTAGTTATACGAATAAATCACTTGATATTGGGGGGTGTCTAACATTATATATGTTATATTTAACTATAACATATATTCTTTATATTACTTTATTCTAATTATATTTATTCTAATTAAATTAGTTACTGTATGCGACGCCTGCCATTCCGGACATGACTCTCAATACGTTGTATGAAAGAGCATATACTCTGACTTTGGCAGTGGCGGTACCACCGACAGCAGCAGATGAAAGGACAAGTTGAAGAACAGCGTTATCAATTCTGGAAAAGTTGCAAGATCCGCTTGGTTGATGCTCTTCTGGGCGAAGGGCAAATGAGTATACGTTGATACCAGCATCAGGTGCGCGGGTGTGGTGTTGGAATGGTTGGACAACATCGAAGTATGAGCCTTCACGTTCAGAGAATCTGTCTTGGCCGTTAAGTTGAAGTTTGGCAGTGACAACTGGATTTTCACCCCAACAGTGCATATCAAGAGCGGTTTCAGCAAGAACGAAGGTTCCGGCATCAGATAATCCAGAAGCAGATGTACCAGTACTGTTTTGGTCAACGAATGCTTGGTAGTTGTTTGTAGGATTACCAGAAGATGCCCAGTCAGAAAGACCGGCTGATGGGATACTCATTGGTACATCCATAGCACCTGGCATTTGGAATAATCCACTGGTAGCAATGAATGAGTTAGAACCACGAGTTTCAGTTGGACCACCGAAAGCATGGATAGCGTTTGGAAGGGCATCAATGGCATCAGTGTAGTTGAATGGTTGGGCACCAAGGGTCTTGTATAAAGTTGAACCGGCTTCAAGGGATGAACAGTAATCAACGTTGGCATCAGGTTGGACAACCCAGACTAATTCCTTGCAAGGATGGTTGAAGTTAAGCTTGATTTTGTTAGATGAGGAACCGACTGATTCATCACCAGTGAATTGAAGTTGTTCAATAAGGTATTCGTGTGGATTTTGTGCCATCTTTCTACGTTCATCAGTATCAAGGAAGATATAGTCAACATAAAGGGAAGCAGCAACAAGAGATTGTTGGTAAGCAGCGGTGACTGATTGGGTGGTTCCGTTACTGGCAGTTAATGATTTAACAGCCCATAAACATTCTCCAATTGGTCTGAAATCAATATTGATTTTGACTTCGTGGTATTGAAGAGCAATAAGTGGAAGAGCAAGTCCAGGGTTTCTGCAAAACCAGAAAAGAAGAGGAATGTAAAGGGTGGTTTCTGGAAGAGCGTTTCTTGGGGCGCAAACTTGGTTTGGTCCTCCGTTTGATGAACAAGCACCTGAGACAGCGGCGAAATCAGGGTCACAGATGTATACAAGTTGAGTGGTGTGACCAATCATCTTGAAGTATCCACGTTGTTGTTCGGATGAAAGGGTAAGTTGGTTCCAGATGTGCATCCAATCACCATATTGACGGTCAATTCTTTGGCCACCAATTTCGACTTCAACTTGGGAAACAAGTTGTTCACCGACAAAATCTAACCAACGGGCATAGACACCATCACCTCCAGTGGAAGCTTGGGATTGGTTGATTTCTGGAAGGGTGACTTGAAGGTAGGTTCTGTAAGCTAAATCACCATTTCTTGAAATGGTGCAAGTAACTCTACGACCAAAATCGGCTTGGCCAGAGAAAGTTTGTTCAATACTTTCCATGGCAAAGTTGGTATGTCTGCGGTATGATACTTTCCAGAAGGTAATTTCTGGGGTTCCGGTAAGGAAGACGTCTTGTGCGCCGTAGGCGACTAGTTGCATTAGTGCTCCACCCATTTTTAGGATATATACTATTCCAAGAAAATAATTTCAGAAATTATTGCTAAATAAATAGAATTGTGTGTATTAATTCACAATTCTATTTCGAGTTTTTTCATATGTATATAACTGTTACCATATATGCTATGCATATTGGAAATATACATAAAAAATGATATATTAGGTTTTAAAATTCGATATAATGAAATTTTCTAAATAATCTTCCTGGAATATTTCTCTACGATTTTCATGTTTTTTTGTAAAAATATATTTTTCGTTCATTTTCTTAATCGACCAACCATCTTCTAATGCATTGTTTATAAATATGATTTTTTGATATTGTTTTTTATTTATTTTTATATTATCTGGCGTTTCCAACAAAATGGATGTATCTGACATGAATTTAATAATACTATACTATGTATACATATAGCGAAATTCACAGTTTTACGATTTATATATAATTATCTAATTCGTCAATACTTATTCCCATATCTAATAGTTTTTGAATTCTCGAAGGGTGCATTGTGATTTGCATCAATTCTTCTTTGTAAATACAACATCTTGATGTCAATGCTTCATAGTCTAATTCAAATATGCATGGATTTTCTGATAAATAACCCCAACATTCATCGTCTAATTTACCAAGATTTTGTTCTATTAAATGAATCGCATTTGGATTTTCCGATAAACTAGCCCAATCAATTTTTTTTGGATTTTTTTCCAATAAAGGAATCGCATTCGAATTTGCTGATAATATAGCCCACTCAATCTTATCTCGGTTTGCTTCTAATAAAGGAATTGCATTTAGATTTCCTGATAAAACGTTCCAATCGATTTTATCGGGATTTGCTGCTAATAAAGGAATTGCATTTCGATTTGATGATAATAGAGCCCACTCAATGTTATCAGGATTTGCTTCTAATAAAGGAATCGCATTTGGATTTTCTGACAACGCAAACCAGTCAATTTTATCAGGATTTGCTTCTAATAAGGGTATTGCATTTGGATTTCTTGATAACCATGACCAGTCAATTTTATCTTGATTTTTTTCTAATAAATGCATCGCATTTGGATTTTCAGATAACCATTCCCAGTTAATTTTGTCAGGGTTTTTTTCTAATAAATGAATCGCATTCGGATTTCTTGATAACCATGTCCAGTCAATTTTATCTTGATTTTTTTCTAATAAAGGAATCGCATTTGGATTTTCCGATAAATTTTTCCAAGAATAAAAGTCTAATTTATCCAGATTTTGTTCTAATAAAGAAATAGCATTTGGATTCAATACTAACCTATCCCATTCAATATTTTTAATATTAATCGAGTCGTTTAGTTTGTACATTTTGAATAGTATTGCTGTGTTGTTGTATTTTTTCTTAGTATAAATAAAACAAAAAAGTAAATCAATTTTTTATTTTTCATACACTTTTTCTCTAAAATGTACAAAGATTTAAAACCTCTTTATTCATCACATGTGTTATTGTTTTATTATATTCAACATAACAATCTGAACAAATTCCTTCTGAAAACAAACAATGAAAATTCTGTATACTACTATTATTAGATACTACATCAATATGAAATTTTACCAACCCATCATATTTACCATTTTTTTTATTTCCTGAAACTAAAACATTATCATGATTGTCTATATACATACCAAACCCATTTTCTGTATCATTTTCCCAAAGACCTTCATATGAATGTCCATTTGGATAGTATAATGTACCACAGCCATTTTTATATCCATAAATTAGGTCTCCTTGAAAATTAATCATACCACATTTCATACTTCCAATTGAATAAAACGTTTGATTACATTTTCTATTGAATTGTTCCTTAGCAATTTCATATTTAAATAAATGATTTTTGAATTTTTCTATTTCTTCTGCATAGTTTTTTATTTGTGAAATTTTGTTTTTGTTTTCATATCCATAAAAATTATAATAAAATATCATTGCCATTATTAGATAGAATACGAATTCAAAAACGCTTTTCATTTTATATGATGTTCCGGTTTGTCTATTTAAATAAAATAAATTGTATAATACTTGAATCAATTTTTTGCAAATTTTCATATTTATTCATATAAAAAATTGAATAAAATAATATAAAAGTAATAATATAATATATTATGATGACTCAAAACAACGATACAAACGCATTTTTAGAAACATTTACAAAATGCGATATATTTACTCCACATGTAGTATCCAAACAAATGGCCGACAAATTACAGAAACATGGTACATTATTAGAACCATCTGTCGGTACAGGTAATTTACTTCAATACGTTAGCATTGAACATTATGAAAAAGTGGATGTGTTTGATATAAAAAAAGAATATTTGGACCAGTGTCCGACCCATCCAAAAATAAACAAATATTTGGTGGATTTTTTGAAATATGAAACTGCCGAAAAATATGACAATATTATTTTGAATCCACCTTATATAAAAATCCAGGATTTACCCAGCCATTACGTTTCATTTATCAAAGAAAAATGGCCTATTTTGAGCGATGGAAATATAGATATCTATTATGCGTTTTTGTTCAAATGTTTGGAATTGTTGAAAGACGACGGAGTCATGGTCGCAATTACACCCAATAGTTATTTACATAATAAGTCGGCGCTTAAATTCCGAAAATATTTATTGGAAAAAAAATGGATTCAAGAAATCGTCGATTTTGAAGATAAACATGTATTTCAGGATGCCGCCGTATATTGTTGTATAACCGTTTTCACAAAAAATAATAAACCGGTTTTGATATACAATGGGGCGGCCATTGATTACAATATCATTCATAATCCATCGAATAAATTGTCTTTCATACATTATGCAGATTCATCTGAAAAAGTAATTCTCAAAAATATATGCAAAATATACAATGGTATTGCTACATTGCGAGATGCAGTCTATATACATGATACCAAATTATATGATGAACCTTGTTGGAAATTATTGAAAACGTCGACTTCTCATAAATATTGTATATATCCATATTCAGACGATGGCGTGATTATCGATGAAAATGTGTTTAAAACTGCGAATCCAAATACCTACAATTATTTGGTAGACAAGAAACCTGTACTTGCAGAAAGAGACCGTGGAAATAAAACATATGTAGCTTGGTATGCATATGGGCGTAGTCAATCAATCAAAGTTTCTAAAAAAGAAAAGGTAATTTATATACCCACCCTTATCAACCCCAATGATTTGAAATATACAGTTGAACCACCAAAATTACATTCGGGATGTTTATGCATTGAACCCTCCGATACAAATGATATACCCCGAATAATAGAGTGTATCAAAAAAAATACCGATTATTTGTTCAAAAATAGCAGCAAAAAGAACAATGGATGGATTAATTTATCAACGACACTTTTATATGAATTGTGTCTGTAAAAAATGTTAAATTTCATTGTAAAAATTTAATATTTTTTACACTTTTGATTATAAATTTACAAATAAATAATAAAACCCATTCAGTTAAATACAATTATCTAATTCGTCAATACTAATTCCCATATCTAAATATTTTTGAATTCTTGATGGGTGAAATGCTTTTTGTATTAATTCTTCTTTGTAAATAGCACATCGTTCTTTTAATGCTTCGTAATCAATTTCAAAGATGGATGGGTTTGATGATAACCAACTCCAAAGAATTTTATCTGGATTTTTTTCTAATAAATGAATAGCATTTGGATTTAATGTCAAATTTTGCCAACATTCTCGGTCTAATTTATCTACATTTTTTTCTATAATAGGAATAGCATTTGGATTTTTTGATAACCTCCACCAACTAATTTTATCTAGATTTTTTTCTAACAAATAAATAGCATTTGGATTTTCTGATAACCAAAACCAATCAATTTTATCTGGATTTTTTTCTAATAAATCAATAGCATTTGGATTTGTTGATAACATCTTCCAATCAATGTTATCTGGATTTTTTTCTAATAAAGGAATAGCATTTGGATTTGATGACAAATTTTCCCAACAGTGTTCGTTTAATTTATCTGGATTTTCTTCCAATAAAGGAAGAACATTTGGATTTTTATTTAACGATACATTATTCCACCAAATTTTATTTAGATTTGCTTCTAACAAATGAATAGCATTTGGATTTTCTGATAAATACCACCAATCACCATCATCAATTTTATCTAGATTTTTTTCTATAATAGGAATAGCATTTGAATTTGTTGATAAAATATCCCAACAATGATATTTGTCTAATTTATCTAGATTTTTTTCTATAATAGGAATAGCATTTGAATTTCTTGGTAAATGAGTCCAATCAATTTTTTCTGGATTTTGTTCTAATAAATGTATAGCATTTGGATTTTGTGATAATATCCGCCAATCAATGTTTTTAATATCAATCCACCCTTTTAGCTTGTACATGTTAAATAGTTATATTGTTGTATTTTATTTTACTCATTATAAATAAAAAAGTATTTCAATTTTTTATAAAAATGGGCGTTTCAAATGAGAAAAGATGTAAAATACGTATAAAAAATATGAACCATATAAAGTTCATATTTTTCTTTTTTTTATGTTCAAATGATTTCTGATAAAATTTCGTTAAATGGTAGGTTCTCAACAATATTTACAATCTCCGGAACTTTGTCAAATTTTTCGCCGACACCGCAATTATGATTGACTTCCAAAATAACATTGTAATTGTTATGTACAAGTTTGTGTTTTGCTAAATTTTCATAAATTTTGAAACTATTTTCATAAGTAACTATTTCCCAATGTTTAATTGTATTGTCTTTTTTCAAATAAGGGATTTTATTCATCAAAATGTTAACAGGAACAATATGGACATCAGGGTTCGCCCATTTCAAATGCGATACCTCACCGGTCAAGTTCTCCCAGTAATTATAACAATTTTGAGAATAATTTGTCATACAGAATTTGATGGGGAATATGATGTGTGGTACATCGTCTTTTAATACGACAACATCGCAGTTTTTCTTTCCAGATTTAGTGGTAGATTTTACTGCATATTCCTTTTTAATTGTAAAGTGATTCATATTTTCCTCTCCATATTTTGCTTTAATCGCTTGTTTCACCATGTTCTCAATAAACCCATTCAATATATCCGTTCGTTTTGAGCTTCGTGGACCATGTGTGAAATAAGCGTTTAAACTATCCTTTACTCCGGTTGGTAACATATCTTGGTTCTCCATGTATTTCAAATTACGTTTCTTGTTTACCTTATTTAATTGTTTATAAAAGTATTTCAATTTTATGAAAAATAATATTTAATGTAATGAGTACTATAAAATTGAAATCACAACATTTGAAAATGAATAAAAGTATCAAAACAAAATGAAGAAACAAAGTAAAAAAACGAAAACTATACCACTAGAAAACCCAATTGAACGCGTTAAACTACCACGTATTATAACAAAAACTCTCGGTAAAGAGACAGCTGCATATACATCTAAAAGTATTACACCAGTTTGTCAGGATGAACTACAAAAATTTGTAAACGAAGAGATTGAAGATGGTCCGCAGATAGTTAGTATTCCTGTTCCCCCATATCGACATGCATTTTTAGTAGACGTTCAACTAAAAAAGATAATGATATCGGATTGGGGAGGAAAAAAAAATAAAACAGCCGGTATTTTAGGAAACAAAAATTATGAATCGGGATGGGAACAATACTCAGATTTTATGATAAAATTGGAAGAAAAATATAATCGACCAGTTCAATACTACGCTGTAAATAAAAATTTATACAAAATATCAAATAAACTGAATACTGAACGTGGCGGCGGTGGATGTTCTTATTATATTTACGAATGGGTGAAAGTATATTACCCAAGTTACAAGTGTTAAAACTCTAAGTGTTACATCTTTTATTATTTACACCATATCATTCCCCAATCTTGTTTTGGTATAGTATTTGACAAGTTTATTTTTATAGTAGAAATATCATAAAAATCATTGTCTTGTGGTCTAAATAAATAATCATCACAATTTTGAATATAAAATTGTGTATAACCTAAATTTGATAAATAATCTATACATTTGAAGGTAATATCATTTACTTCACTCGCCCATTCAAAACAAATCAACTTTACTTTTTGAGTTAATGATACAATACATTCATACTCTCCGCCCTCAACGTCTATTTTAATCAAATCAGGTAATCCATATTGTTCTATTAATTTATCTATGGTTATTGTTTTACAAATGATTTCTGTATATGAATAATTATAAAATCTTGATGTATCATTTGTTAACCAATCTTTATTTATAGTTGATAAAGTATCACAATTTGCTTGATAAAAAGTTATATCATTACCATTATTATTACAAACTGCATAATTAAGTAAAATTATTTTATCATCTTTACAATTATCTAGTAATCGTTTGAATGTTATAGGTGATGCTTCTATTGAAATTATTTTATCACATAGATTGATATTTGCTAAACTCCAACTACCGATGTTCGAACCAATATCAAAATACATAATATATTAATAAATGATATATTGACATTGTATTATAAACGTAAATATTTAATAATAATAAAAATTGATTTGTTTTATTATTATTATTAAATTACTTAATCAAAGTACAATTCAAAATGTATATACTAAAACACTGGATTGATATTGAAAATCTTAATTGTGACAGTTTATCCGGAAACCCAAATGCGATTGACTTATTACAAGCAAACATAGATAAAAATATAACTTTTAATTATTCAAATTCAATGTTTCATCAAATAAACGAAATGTATCTTTATCATGTGAAATAATGATAATGCATTTTTTGTATTTTCTGAAATCGGTAATAAGTTGAATAATCTCATCTTTCAATTCTATATCCAATGCATTTGTCGGTTCATCCAATATCAATATCTTCGATGTACTTATCAACCCACTTATAATGTTTACCACTTGTCGCTGACCGCCGGATAAATTTTCACCAAGAGAACCTGCATATGAATTATATATATCAACGTTTTTATATAAACCTTGTATTTTTGGATATTTCATGATTTCTTTCAAAAAAATCTCGCATATTTCCGGGTCTTTGCATCCATACATGATATTATCCATGATCTTTTTATCAAACAGTCTTGAATTTTGATTGACATAGGTAATATTTTGGCGAATGTAATCTGGGTCAATTGTAGAAATATCAACGCCGTCAATGTATATTTTTCCACTAACCGGGTCATATAATCGCAGCAATAACTTTGCGAAAGATGACTTACCCTTTCCACTTAATCCAGTTACACCTATAATTTTTTGGTCTGTATTGATACTAAACGACGAATTTGAAAAAACGGGTATTGTTTTTTTTGATTCATAAAAAAATGTCACATTATCAAATATAATATTATTGAAGTTTAAATCATGTGAATTGTATCTCTTGTTGATTAAATCGTTTATATCAACGTCTTTTCCTAACATTCTATTAAAATCAGTTGTAATATATTCGATTCTGCCAATAAATTCTAACCAATCAGGTAAATTATTGATAGTGGAAACAATCTTGTCCCTATATAACAATAATATAGTGACAAATGTAATAAATGTTGTTGTTTTTATTTTCTTAGTGTATTGCAATTGAATCAAATAAAACAATGATACAAAAATAATTATATACACAAAAAATGTTAATATGCTAGTATGTGTTGTTATAGTATCTAGAAAATTAATTCCTTTATTTATGGCTTTATCTGTTAATGTCGTAAAATTGTTGATTTCATTCATAGTTTCGCCTCGATAAATTACTTTATCAATATTATTCAAAATATCGATAATAAATTTTTCATTTTCATTGATAACTGTTTCTTGATCATTTTTTGCTTTTCTCAGATTATTCCAATTTGAATAAATATAAAAAAACAATACTAAATTTGCAATAAAAAATGATACACCAAAAACAGGATTTTTATATATGAAATAAGATGAAATAATTAATAAAAATGCCATTGTAGGTATAATTACAGTAATAATATCATAAAATAAAACATAAAATGACGTTGATATCCGAGTAATTGGAGTAATAAATTCTATAAAATTAACATTTTTCATATTTTCATTATTCGTTTTCAAAATAATTTTGAATATTTCATGTTTAACCCATTGAAATAATTTTGTAATAAGGGTGTTCTGATAATTTTTGTAAATATAATAAATGACAAAATATAGGGTAGATAACGCTATAAAATAATTGAAAAATTCCATTGTCATTTTTTTCGAATTTTTTTCGACAGACTGGATAATATTTGCAGTAATGTAAGAAATTCCATTTGTTTGAATCAATGTAATAAGTAAACTCAATAATACAAGTATACCAGTATTTGTGGCTTCCTCTTTGAAGAATACATACAACAAATAATTTACAATGTTCATATTTTTATGATATTTTTACTGTTGTATATTAAATACTAAATATATTATTTTCATCAACTATTATGAATAATATTCCATGCATGACAACTGTATTTTACAAAATACATTTGTGCAATTTTCGATGTATATAAAAATAATTGCAGAAATAAATACATAAACAAAACACTGAATATTTATCTATGAATAATGAATCAAAAAAAACAACCGACTAAAAAAATACATGCAAATACTACTATTGATGAAAAACATACAGAAATGTTGAATTATTTTTACGAGTTAGAAAGTAATACTATACCGAATTTAATGGTTGAAAAGAAGAATTTAAAACAGAAGTTACGAGAACAAAGTACAAATAAAATTGATGTTTATATGGATATTCGTGATAAAATAGATGCAATTAATAAAGAGATAACTGAGTTAAAATCCAAGAAAAAACAATATTTATTAGACAATTCGAAACACATTTTTGAATATTTTGAAGAGAAAAAGAAGGTATCTTCCGGAGATAATAATCAAAATGTCAATGTTCTCAATTCCTTCTTCAAAATTCATGCTAAAACAGAACAATCCTCAAATGTAAACAGCGATAAATACAGTCAATCAAAGAAGAGTTACCAAAATTATTGGAAAAACGTGAACAATGAAATATTGAATATACATGATTTTATTATCCCATCTGACGTATGTGAAATATGTCATCAAGGAGAACTCATTCCGCAAGATGAAGAGGGAATCTTAATATGCAATAACCAAAATTGTGGTAAATTTATCACATATATTATAGATAGTTCAAAACCAACAAACAAAGAGCCGCCAAATGAAGTATCCTATACTGCATATATACGGTTGAATCATTTTAAAGAGATTCTTTCACAATTTCAAGCAAAGGAGACGACACAAATACCGGACGAAGTTATTGAGGCCATTCGTAATCGTATCAAGAAAGAGCGTATTACCGATATTACGCTTATTAATTATGACAAAATGCGCGATATTTTACGTAAATTGGGATTTAATAAATATTTTGAGCATATTCAATATATTAATTCGCAATTTGGAATCAAACCGCCTATTATGAATGAAGAATTACATGAAACATTGTGTGTTCTCTTTATTGAGATTCAAAAACCATGGGCGGTTCATTGTCCGGCAAATAGAACGAATTTTTTCAATTATACATATACACTGTATCAGTTATGTGTTCTCCTTGACCAAACACAATATCTTCCTTATATTCCGATGATGAAAGACCGCGAAAAACAGTTGGAACAAGATATGATATGGAAAAAGGTATGCAATGATTTGGACTGGGAATTTTTTCCGACTGTGTAAGGATTATTCCGACTGTGTAAGGATTATTCCGACTGTGTAAAGATTATTCCGACTGTGTAAAGATTATTCCGACTATAAAATATAATAAATTTGTTTTTTATTATATTTTGTTTTGTATTTTGTTTATGTAATGCGAGTGCCAATTAAATTCCATTGATTTTCATTTACAACATCTTGGCTTCCACCAGTTATATTTTGTATAACCCAACGGAAATAGCAGTATCCATATTTTCCATCTGGATATGTAGATGTATTTATATTAATAGTATTCAATGTAGTAGTGGCACTGGTTTGTTCATCAACAATAAACCAAACTGTTCCATCATTTGAACCAAATATTCTATAATAACTAGGGTTTCTACCTAATGTAGCTATATTTATATATCGCGTTCGGTGTGAATAACCAGTCATTTTCAATTTGAATGGTAATTTAATTTGAACCCATTCTCCTACAAATCCTGTTGAATTATATGTTGAATTTGCACTTGTATAATAAGGTGTTGTAAAATAATATGTTGGGGTTCCTTGGTAAATACCATTATTAGTATTATATGGTTGTCTTGTATAAGTTACTCCGGCACCATCTATATTAGAACTTCCTGTGTATCCACAATGCCAAATAGTTCCATAACTGGTTCCATCATTATTAGAATCATTTCTAAATAAATTTACACCGATAGCAATCGTAGAAGCAGCACTCGATTCAGCTATTGCATATGAACCTATATATTCTGGTGATGAAAATGAAGAAGGAACTGTTACACTATTAGATGTAAAATAGGATGTAAATCCAGATGGACTATTTGCACCTATGTAAATGGTTTTTCCTACATTTGCAGTTGGCGTTTCTTTAATACCAACTAAATTCCATTGGTTTTCATTTGCCATTATTTTATCTCCACCTGATGGCGTATCTATTTTTTTAATAACATATCTGAAAAAATTATAATAGTTTTTTGCATATGGGTATGTATTTGTATTTATTATATATTTTTTCAATGGCACATAACTTGTCTGTGTTACAATATCAACTTCATCGAGTGCATACCAATTCGATGAACCATCAGTTGAACCTAATATTACATATTGTATAGGAATTCTAGAATTAGTATATCTGGCACGATTACTGTAACTGGTTAATTTCATATTATACGGAACCATTATTTGTACCCATTCACCCGAAGCAATAGCTGTGGCACTACCAGTTGTGTAATAGGTAGTTGAATATGTTAGTGACGCATTACCACCTCCTACATAAATTCCGCTGGCAGCATTGTAAGGACTTTGTGTATAATTTAATACTGTATTGGTGATTGGTTTGAATGAATATGCAGCACTTTGATTAGCACAAGACCAAAATGTAGTATATTCGGTACCACTCAATGTATTATCACCTTTAAATAAATTATAAGTTAAAAAAGAAGTAGTAGAATATATACTTGAAGATGTTACAATATAATTTCCTGCATATGTATTGAATGATGCCATAGTAGGAACATTTATTATATAATTAGTAAAATATGAACTTATTGGACTATATGCACCAATAACAATAATATCATCTATAAACATTCTTGGATACCCTGCCGCGGGTGTTATTGGATGGAATGTATATCCAGTCCAGTCAGTAATTGTTTGGTCATTTCGCGTAAATGATAAATTACAATATGCTGAACTCGTGTTTTGTCCATACAATATTCTGATCGGGTAATATTGTCCATTTGTAAGAGATATAGAACCAGATCCATTACTTCCAACATAAGAATAAACTAACCGGTTTGATGTTGTATATCCACTGATTGCATAATCACCTATCCATAAATATGTTTCATCGTCTGTATTTAGATTAAATGTAAATGTGCCTGTGAAATCTGCCTTGAAATATCCAGTATATAATATAGAATATAAATTGTGAACAATCGCAAAACCTAATGTAGTAGATGCCTCGGTGATAGAACCAATATTTGCAACATAATCTGACCCACTCCATGAACCGTTATATATAGGATTTTTTTGAACATAATCTAGATCATTGTTATGATAACCTACGTCTGTATAATACGCAAATAGTTTTGACGTATATAAATTATCAATGGTATTGGCATTTTTATTTATAAAAACTGTTGGTATGCCAACAAGAGTAGATATATTCGTTTTTGCTGAATATAAATAACTCGTTAAATTCGTAATTGTTGTCGCATTTCTTGTAAATGATAATGAAAACGTAGGATTAGTGACAGATGTCCTTTTTCCCCATGTTATTCTTATTGGATAATATTTCCCATTTATCAAATTAATAGTTTGGGTTGATGCTGTGCCATTACCTGTATCAGTTAATAATACATTAGATTTATCATTGGTAATAGCTGTATCTCCTATCCACAACATACCAAAATTAAGAGTATTTAAAGAAAATTTCCAAGTTCCAGTAAAATCAGACTTGAAATACCCAGTCCATTGACAATGATATATTGTAGCACTGGTATTTAAAGTTGATGCAGTATAACTAGCATTAATTTTTTTGGCCAATGGTAATACAGCATTTGTTAATGAATCCAAATTGGTTACATTAGTAGTTCCTTCAATTGTGTTTACTATAAAATAACTAGGATACCCCTCATAAAATCCACTATCATCCCAAGTTATTTCACCATATAATCCAGTATTTTCATATAAACTATCGTTAAATGATACTTTGTCTATAACGCCATTTTTCACGATATTTGAATGAAAAGTGTTAAATGAGTTCATAATTTATATATATTGCATATTATAATAGAAAAAATGCAACAAATAATATTGTTTGTAAAAGCAACATTATTCTTAATTTTATATAATACAAACTGTATTACAAAAATACAATTGTACATTCAATGCGATCTTTATGCCAGTCTAATACCACCAACTAGACCTGTGCCTAAACCAAATCCAGCACCGCCTCTCATGGATGAACCCATGGATGGAACAAATGTATCTAAAATACTGAATGATGCAGCAGCAATTAATGCAATGATAAGGATTTCATCAACATTAAGAGCTTTACGAGGTACAATCATAGCAACTACGGCAACTGCAAGACCTTCAATAAGATACTTAATAATACGCTTAACTAATTCTGCTAAATCGAATGTCATACTGACTATATAAATAATACTAACAAAAAAATTAGAAAAAATAGAAAAATTAATATATTAATTCAAAAAACACTTAAACATATTTGTTGCTAAATAAATATTATTATGGCAAACTTTGAAAGAAAAAATTTAGAAAACGGAAAGCCAAATCCAAAATACATTGATTTATGCGACGAGGATACTCCAATTGCCGGACAAAAATTCGTATGCATGTCTTTTATTTCACCTGAAAAAATACTAAAAAAACGCGAATTGTTCATGTTCGAACATTTTCTTAAACAATGGGATTTTACTAAATCTATGACTAAATTCTTCGATTTCATCCATTTCTTATCCTATAAATACAATTTGAATGTAGAAGATGTCATGAATGATTTCAATGAATTTTCAAAGGAAGAAGAAACTAAACTAAAAGAGTCATCTGTCGACGATGATTTTAATAATTTCATGGATAAGAATGAAGACCGTCTTGCAACTCAATTCCAACGTGAAAATGCTTTCCAAACATCTGTTCGTGGTTTAAAAGTAAGAGGTGTATTTTCAACCCAAGAAGAAGCAGAAATGCAATGCAAGAAATTACGTGATTATGACCCAAATCATGATATTTTTGTAGGACCAGTTGGTATGTGGATTCCATGGGATCCAGATGCTTACAAAACTGGTCGTGTTGAATTTATGGAAGAAGAACTAAACAAACTACATCAAGAAAAAATGAAGAATGAAACCAAGGCCAAGCAAGAATTTGAACAACGCATTAAGGATACTAAAAAGAAGGCAATTGAAGAAAATATCAAATTAGCTGAAAAATCAGGAAACGTATTAACTCAAACAATGGACGAAGATGGAAATTTGGTTGGTGTTCGCGAGACAGTTAACTTCGAAGAACGTGAAGCTGCTGATGTTGAGACAACCAATATTCGTAATGAAATGCTTCGTGAAACCAAGTTAAAACAAGAAGAAACAAAAGAAGCAGAAAAAGACAACGCTCAACGCGCGGATAGTATTCAAGTAGAAATGAATAATGAATAAGTTCTCATGATAAAATACTATCATGTTCATCCATATAATTTGTAAATAAAGATGATACAAATTATATACAAATATGAAATTCAATGGAATTTTACCATTTGGATTTTTTAACATTGATAGCAGGTCCACTATTTTTCTTTTTCGATTTACTTGGGTCATATGCTTCGTCTTCATCGTCGGAACCCATATTTTTCGAAATTTCCCAAAATTCTTTGGATCCCAATTTGAAATCCGGTCTGCCTTCGGCTTTGTACCAAAATATTTGGTCTTGTAGTTTATTTGATTTTGCATTGTTATTTATGACTAAACATTCATAGTTTTCCGTGGTTTGGTCCATCACCGAATTGAACGATTCCAATGTTGGGAACATAGAAGCATAATTTTCCCATATTCTTTTACGATTTGTCATGTAAGGTTCTCGTAAAATAAATACATAATCAATATTGGTTCTCAAATTAGGCGGAATACCCAATGGATATTGCATCGTTATTATCAACATCACTTTCCAGTGACGACCGTTCATAAAAAGAAGACGCATCATTTTATCACGAGTCCATGTTTGGTCATATAAACAATCATCTAAAATGACAAATGCACGCGGGTCGATGGTCGTTCTTTTATATGTTTCAATTTCTTTGTTCACCTGTTTTAACACCGCTTTTTGACGACGTAAAATGTTCTCGATTAATACTGTATTATATTCTTCATGAATAAACAATTTTGGGACATGACTTGCATAAAATCCATTACCAGCTTCTGTACCAGAAATAACAGTGCCAATCGGAATATCTTGGTGATGATACAATAAATCTCTTACCAAATACGACTTACCAGTATCACGACGTCCAATCATTACAATTACCGGACCTTTATTTTCATCCGGTTTGAAAGTGATTGCTCTCATATCAAATTTTTTTAATTCTAACGTCATGTTTTTCCTAAACTATGGATTTAATAATGTATCAATATAAATTAATTGTATAAAACATAACGTATATGCAAAATAAAACATAAAGACCTGTCCATTAGTAAAAATAAGTTAAAATACTGTTGTTTTTATATTCATGAGTAAATATACAGAAACTATTATGACAGATTTAGGAAATCCAGTAAAATTATTTCAAATCAATTTTTGTAAAAGAAAAGAAATCGATTTAGATGAATTAGAAAAACAATATGTTCTCAATAAGCAAGACCAAGATAACGAATATAAACCGTTTTCAATTTCTAAATTTCAAAATTATAATCCAATTTATAATCGTTATTTTGAAATGGATAGTACTAACTACAATAGTATTTCATTAAATTCGAAGTATCAATTCAAAAATTTACAACAAGTCGAATGTTTAGACACAAATTCTACGCACAATAAAAATGTTTTTATTAAATTCTCACCTTTGCTTGACCCTATACGATATATGATTGGTAAATATCAAAATTTAGACAAAGATTATGTGCTTCCTGACATGAATAACCAAGATGTATGTTTTTCTAAATTAAAGGACCCTAATAATATGGCATATACCGATTGTTTTTTTAGTTATTTAAGTAGTCAACTTTTAAATCATCATGGTTTTGTACATGGAATTGATTTTTTTGGGTCTTTTTTGGGAATTCAAGAAAAATTCAAGGCAAACGTCACCGATGATTTAGAATATTTAAACAATTCAAAATTTTTCAATGAAAATGTAGGAATTTTATTTTCAGTAACTGATGCCGAAAATGATGAAAAAATTGATTTTGGTTCTCGCTGTAATAGAAAAAAATTAGCGATTTCATCGTTATCGAATCCTCATAATTTATCGGCGATTTCTTTGGATGCTGATATTTTAGACGAATCAAATGATTGTAAACATGAAAGTGAATTAGTTTATAAAAATAATTCAAAAAAGAATTCGTCATGTTCATCATCATCTTCATCTGATAAAAGTGAACTTAATTATACAAGTGACGAGGATGATGATTCAGATGATGATGATAATTATTCGACATGTAGTTCAGATGAATCTGACTCAACTAGTAGCGACGAACAAGAAGATGAAGAAGAAATATATGCATACATATCAAATTTTCCTGTTCAAATGATTTGTTTAGAAAAATGCGATGGAACGATTGACGACCTTTTTGAAAAAGATATGCTCAATGAAAAACAGTGTGCAAGTGCAATATTTCAAATCATTATCACATTAGCAACCTATCAAAAAGCATTCAATTTCACACATAATGACTTACATACAAATAATATCATGTATATTAATACGGATATAGACTTCTTGTATTATTGTTACAATAACAACTTTTACAAAGTTCCTACTTATGGAAGAATATACAAAATAATCGATTTTGGAAGAAGTATCTATAAATATCAAGGTAAAACTCTATGCAGTGATAGTTTTGCACCCGGTGGCGACGCAGTTACACAATATAATTGTGAGCCATTTATGAATGAAAATAAACCTCGTTTAGAACCCAATATGAGTTTTGATTTATGTAGATTAGGTTGCTCTATATATGATTTTGTAATAGATGATGAGAACAATCCTAAAAAAATGGACGATTTTCAAAAAACGATTGTACGATGGTGTATGGACGATAATAATAAAAATGTTTTATATAAAGCAAATGGCGATGAACGCTACCCTAACTTTAAATTATATAAGATGGTTGCACGAACTGTTCATAAACATACACCAGAAGAACAATTCAAATTCAAATTATTATCCCAATTTGAAATTGCAGAGAGTGATGTAGATAACCAAAATGTTATCAATATTGACAAAATACCATCGTACATGTAGATATATGAAACGTATAAAAAAATATAGTTTTATATTATAAATGAAAAATAAAACTATAAAAAATACCATAAACACAAAAAATGCAAAAAATGCAAAAAATAAAAACAAAAAAAAGAATAAAACAAAGCATGTGCGATTTGCAAAGAAATTGGAGCATTATCATATGGAAACATCATATAATCCTATAAAGATACCAATTACATCGAGTTGTGCAGAACCTGCAAAAGAAATTAAAACTGCATTGGTATCGAATGTTTTACGTAAATAAAAAGATGATTTAGCATATTTTTATTACACCTTTTCTCATTTACCAAGGGACTGCGTTTCACAAATGCCGAATTTTTCTAAAAATACGTTCAATGACAATGGATGCCACATAAAAAAAAGTCCTTCACCATATGTGCTACTACATTCAGTATAATATGCAAAATGTATTTCATTTTTGTTATGTAATTCAGTATAAAATAAATAGGCTTCTTTCTTTTCTTCATCGCTCATTATGTTATTATATGTTTTTTCAAATAATATGTTAGCAAAATCATCATCATCATCAAAATTATATATTCTTATTCCAAAAATACTACCATTATCATAAATTCCCATTTTATAATAATATATTATACATTTATTATTATAATGTAACGCAATGATGGAGTCTCTTCGAGTAAATGAGAAAAGGTATATAACCATGTAGTTTTTCGAAATATTTTATTTCATGTATTGTAATTTGAATTCGTCGGGTGTATAAATCGGTATTCCCAACTCTTTGGCCTTTTTTGTTTTATTGGATTCGTCCTCTTTTGATTTGACAATTACCGCAAATGTGTTTTTGTTGACAGAATCTTCCAATGTAGCACCGACTTTTTCCATTTTTTCAATGATTTCTTTATCACGAACCTTTGTCATGACTATTTTTTTACCATACAATGGATCACTTGTATCTACTACTATATTAGCAATTGCAACTGTTTGTTCTGGCTGTTTTGTTTCACTCAATTTTCCTTTTAATCCAGTTTCTTCTAAAAATGCCATAAACGCAGGGATATTGTTAACCAATCCTTTTGCATTTTCTAATCCAATTCCTTTGATGGTTTGGAGTTTTTTCACTTTTTCTTCGACACTGTCTTGTGATGTTAATAAATCAGGATATTCATCCATCATTGGTTGCATTTTTTTTCTTGAAAGTCCTCTTCCAAATGTATTGGATGCGACCATAATATCCAATAAGGATGCTTTATCGACCTTTTCATGTATTCCATTGTATATCTTTTCAATCATTTTGGATTTGAATCCTTCTACTTTTTCAAAATCAGTTTTGGACATTTTCAATATCTTACCAACTGTATTATATCCTGCTTCCATAATACGTTTCACATTTCCACTGGATAATCCATCCACCTCCAATTCTACGAAAAACATAGTAATATTCTTTTCTAATACTGTAATATCTCCTTTAATGTCTTCCAATACAATATCTACATGGTTTGTTGTCCATATATATGGTATATTTGGCATTTTTGCTTTTTCAGCTGGTGTTGTAACTGCTTTTATATAGGGTATTACATCACCACTACGGATCATTTGAACAACTGCACCAATACCTAATTTGTTGTCTTCTATGAATTTACCATTAAAACCAGTGGCATATTCAATGGTAACTCCTCCTAAACGAATTGGTTCAATGCGGACACGCGGTTTCAAATAACCATTTTTACTTGGCGACCATATAACATCTAACACTTTTGCTTCTCCCATTTGGTCAGACAGAACCATTTTGAATGCAAATGCATGCTCTGGATTACCGGAAATACGTGGATATACATTATCATCTGTAACAATGACGCCGTCAATTTCATACATATAATTGGTTCGCCAATCGACAAGTATTTCAGAAAGCATTTCATTGGATAAAGCTTCGACGGTTTTGTTCATGACAACTTCGTGTTTCATTTCGGTTAATTTTTGTAACTGTTGGCTTGGAGACATTTTTGGTTGAATAATTTCATATGCTACAAAATGCAAATCCTTTGTTTTTTCATCGATGGTTTTGCTATTGATGATTCCTGATACTAAATTTCGCGGGTTGGCAAAAACAGATTTGTATTTTTCTTCAAATACTTGTTTAGGAATAATAAATTCGCCTCGGACAACCATATTAGGTTCTTTTGGTAAATTCAATATAGACAATAGATGGCTAATATCTTGACCAACCTTTCCATCACCTCGGGTGTATAATTTAGGCTCTGTGCCTTCTGTTGAATACATACCACTTACTCCATCTAGTTTGCATGATAATACATATGGTCCTTTGTATTTATTCATCCAATTGGAAAGAGCATTTGAATCGGGTTTGATTTTGTCCATAGATGGCATTTGGTACGGTAATGTTACCTTATTTTTTTTAACAGGAGCACCAATCAAGTCAACTTCGACATTTTTAGGATATTTTTTTTCGATATATTCTTTGACAATATCATACTCGTTATCGGTCATAAATGGGTTATTTGAATTGTAATATTTATCACTTGCTAAAACAATCATTTCTGATAATTCTTTTTCATTTAGCGATTCTAAAACAGTTATACCATTTTCTTTGAAATTGGTAATATGTGTTTTTGTTTTTTCTATTTCTGCATTGGGTATGTTATCAACGGTCATTACTTTCTTATCTTGGTTTATATTTAATTCATTTTTTTCCATTTTATCTTTTTTATCTTTTTTGTTTTTTTCCAGTTTTTCCTTTTTCACTTTTCTTGTTCTTGGTTCTTTTGGAATATATCTTTTAGGCGATTTTTGTTTTCTTGCTTTTCTTGTTTTTTGTTTTTCTGGCTCTTTCATTTCTTCTTTTTGAATTGATTTAGGAGAAATAGTTTTTAAAATTTCCATATTTTCATTCATATTTTGTTGAACAGGTTCTCCCATTTGAACAAGTTCTCCCATTTGAACAAGTTCTCCAATTTCTATTTTTGGAATTGATTTAGGAGAAATATATTTTAAAACATCCTTTTCATTTTTTGTTTTTTTTGTTTTTGGTTCCTTTGGAACTTTCTTTTTTGGTGATTTCTTTACTTTTGGTTCTTTTGGTTCTCTCTTTTTCCTTGTTTTTTTTCCTGGTTGAACAGGTTCTCCTTTTTCCTCTTTTTGATTCAATTTAGGAGAAATAGTTGCTGAATCATCAATATTTTCAACTATTTTTTGAGAACCTGGTTCTCCAATTTCTATTTTTGGAATTGATTTAGGAGAAATAGTTGCTGAATCATCAATATTTTCAACTATTTTTTGAGAACCTGGTTCTTTCGGTTGAACAGGTTCTCCTTTTTCCTCTTTTTGTTTTGATTTAGGAATAACTGCCCTTCCATCTTTTCTGTCTTCCGGTTCTCTATATTCTAATCCTAAAAAATCAAAAATATCACGCTCTGAATCAAACGTATTTTGCAGTTGTTCCGTTTTTTTCTTATCCACCATTTTTGAAATGCCATGTTCATTCAAACTATATCCCATTTTCAAAGCATGACCACGCATAACAGTATTGAATCCTTTACTACCAGTAAAATATAATACTGCAAAAGGGTACTCTTCATGTTTTGTATATAAGAAATCAACCCGACGATGAACCTTGCTAGATGGTATTTTGGCTACAACCAATGATTTTGTTTTACCACGAGAGAGAACATTGGTAATAATTCCATTTTCTATTAATATATCAATGAATTTTTCAAATACGAATGGATTTTTAGAAGTAACTATAACGTCTATATCTCCCGAAGTAGCAAGTTTACGGCGATAACTACCGACGATTTCATAAGCAGAATCGTCTTCTTTCACTTTATCGAAAATAGAAGAAAAAGTATTATTATATTCATCTATTTCTGAACGAGGAATACGTTCTTCTATATCTTCATAATATTTAAGACCTATTTTTTGGACAGCATTGAGAACTTCGTCTTGACGTTCTCGTAATTCTTCGATACTTTTAATTCCATATTTTTCTACCAACTCTTTTGCCTTAATAGGTCCAATACCATATACATTACTTAACATATATTCGGGTTTGTTCTTTTCGCGTTCTAATAATTCTAATGTTCCAGTTTCTTGATATTCTTTTAATTTTTCCATTATAGTCGACCCAATACCAGGTAATCCTTTCAATTGTGAAACACGAGTGATTGGTTCAGGATATGCAAGAATGGTTTCTTGTGCTCGTTTATATACCCTTGCTCTTATTTGGTCACCCTGTTTACTCATTAATACTGTAAGTTTTTCCATTAAATTTACCAATTCGTCGTTCATAGGTTCTCTGTTTTCAACAATATTTTCAGGGGATTTATCTGGTGATTTTTCCGGCATTTTTTTCTTCGTCTGTCTCGGTTTACGCGGTTTCTTTTCCTTTTTTTCTTTCAATGCCAATTTTTCTTTCAATAATTGTTTTTGTTCATTTACTATTTGTGACATATATTATATATATTACAAATATCTTTTTTACATTTTAATTGCATATTGAATTGTTAGAAACCAGGTGCATCTGTAAATATTTGCGTGTTTGCTGTATTCAAAGTTTTGGTTTCAGTAACTACATTAAATAATTCAGAAATAGCGTCATTATTTTGGAAAAAGATGAATCCACCAACTGCTGTACTGATAAATACAATGATTGCGTCTCTGACAAAGTATTTCAAAGGTTTCCATTCTTTGTCTAAATATTTTGCCTCCAAAAATTTCATTACGCAAAATATAAAAGTAATCAAAAAAGAAATAATCAGTATCTTTTCCATAAAAATATATAATAATTACTAAATATTTTTATAGATATTATTACGCATTTATGGCAATTCTTCGAAATCCAATGATGGGATATCATTCGAAGAGAACACATTATCTCCATCCAATAATTCAAAACCGGTCAAATCCATTGGCTCTGTATCAATTGTAATGCGGTCATTGTCGTCATCACTATCACTTTCTTCTTCTAATTTACGTTGAATTGCTCTGGATGTACTAATTTCTTCTAAACGTTCAATCGTTTTTGGTGCATTTACCGTATCTACTTTATTTTCGGTATCCATTATAGAATCATAATCATTGAACGATAAACGGGTAATAACTGGTTCGTTATCAATGTTTTGTATTGAAGGAACCATGGATGGTATTTCGTCTGTTGAAGAATCTTTTACTATATCGGATTCTGGTTCGTTTTCTTTTACAGGTGTTTCAAGAACAGGATCTTCCAATTTCTCAATGATGACTTCTTCTTCTTGTTCTACACTCTCTTCCATATAAGCACGAATAATTGCTTCGGTTGGAATACTTTCACGTATAGCAGTCATAATAGATTCTTGAACAATTACTTCTAATTCACGATTGTTTTTTTGTACTTGCAATGGATTGATATTCTTTTCAAATAAATACACATTCATATATAATTTACGGGCAGTATTGATATATACTTTGTGAATGAAATTGTCTAAATTGGGAATGGATATATCGATTTTCTTCTGTTTATTGCCAACCCGAATACATGTTAATACCTTTAATTGTATAATATGAACACATGTAATCAAATCTTCTAAATAATTACAACCACTGCGTTCGATTATTCGTTTACGTTCTTCTTCTACAATAATGGCATTCCATTTAGGAATACGGGAAAGTAAATTTTGAAATGTCATTAAATATTTATCTATTTCATTGTTCTCTATACACATTTTCCATGATTCATTAAATATAGAACGAATACCTTCAATAACCAGTGGTGAAAAAATGCTTACTAAACGACTACACCATTCATTTTTTGATTCTTGTAAGTTGGATAAAACAAAATCGTCCATTTTGTAAAATAGATGTTTATTTTTTAAATACTATTTTGACGAAAAAATAATATATCCAATAAATGGAACAATAACATTTTTTCACAGCGGAATTCACTTTTACGCGATTGATAGTGCATGATTATATTTGATTTTTGTAAGTCGTCCCATTTTTCATAGGTAGACCGCTTTAACCAATCTATTAGGTCTATACATGAATATCCATTTTCATACATGGTATTTACTAAATCTAATAAATGATTATGATTTATTTCTTGTATAGAAATAGTATTTTCCATATGTTCATTTAACCATTCTTTTTTGGAATTCTCATATTCAGTAAAATCGAATTTTTTGTTCAAATTATATTGATGTAAATTGATTGTATTTCCATTTTCGTCAATATATTCGGGAACACATATTTCGCAAAAACGGGATAATATAGGATTTAGCAATCTGTGTTTGTTTTCTACCACAATGAAAAAACGTGTTGTAAAACTAAACAATTCAATGCATCGGCGCAGTGCAGATTGAGCATCAATCGTCAAATAATCAGCATTGAAAAGAACAATGGATTTGAATGGTACGCCACTATTGGATTGTATATTCGTTTTGGCGAAAAATTTGAGTTCTTCTCGAATAAACTTGATTCCTTTACCGTGGGCACAGTTTACAAACATGACATTGGTTTTGATTTTTTGTTTATCGCCGTTGTATATTTTATGAAGAAAATTGTGGATGATTGTTTTTTTGCCTGTTCCCGACGAACCGTGAATAATAATATTGGGTATTTTATTGCTTTTATGGAAATAATCCAATTTATCTTGTATATTTTGATGGATGGGTAATTGATTTATATTCATATGTATATTATGGATATAACGGTTTTTTTATGTTTTGTTTTTATTTTATTATATGTTTGCATATTATATATATTTCATTTGTAAAAAATGAACTTTTATTTGATTTTAGGAATATTTTTAGTAATACTATTATTACTATATTTTATTAGTCGAACAATAAATGTAGAACATATGAATAATATTCATGATAATAATAATTATCTCGACGGTATTGATGTTATTTATTGGATCAATTTAGATAGAGCAACTGAACGAAGAAATAATATGGAAAAAATCCTGGAAGACCCAGTATTTGGTAATATTGAAAAAATTCGTTATCCAGCAATAGACGGTAATATTAAAAATTTTCAAGATATTATTATGAAAACTATATATCCAAGAAATTATTCATCTAGTAATACAAATCAAGAATATGCTTGTTTGTTTTCACATTTGAATGTAATTAAAAATTTTTCTAATAGTAATTATAATGTAGCTTTAATTTTTGAAGATGATATGTCATTAGAATATAAAAAATATTGGAAAGAGAATGTTAGACAAATTATGGAAAATGCTCCAAAAGATTGGGAAATAATCCAATTAGGTTATACAGTAGGTGATAAAATCCCAGAAGAATTATATACTTTGAATATAGAACGCAAATTTTATGGAACAGGATCATATTTAATTAAAAAATCTGCTGCAAAAAAATTAATAGAAGATTTGAACAAAGGAGATAAATATATGTTAAATAAAAGTATTCCATATGTAGCGGATGTTTACATCTACAAATTGTTGAAAACTTATGTATATAAATATCCATATTTTACTTATCCTACCAATAATGATTCTTATATTCATAATGAACATTTGTCTCTACATGTTCGTTCAAAAGAACTTACGAATTCATTATACAATTCATAAAATAATATAAAGGCATTTTTATGAATTATTTTTATGAATTATTTTTATGAATTATTTTTATGAATTATTTTTATGAATTATTTTTATGAATTATTTTTATGAATTATTTTTATGAATTATTTTTATG